GGTTTGAGAACTGACTGCATGGACTGCGCTAAGATTTACCTAAAAGAGTATTACCAGAACAATAAAGAGCGTCTGGACTTAAAAAATAGGGATTATGTCGAGAAAAACCGTGAAAAGGTGTCTGACTATAAGAAAGACTACGACAAGGAAAACAGGGAAAGACTTAACGCACAGAAGCGTAAATGGGCCGTGGAAAACAAGGGTTACTACGCTCACAAGAGTGCGGAAAGACGTTGTTATAAACTAGATGCGACACCCCCGTGGTCTGACTTGGAAAGAATAAAGACTATCTATACTGCCTGCCAAAAAGTCACAGAGATGACTAAAAAAGAACACCATGTAGATCACATAATTCCTCTGAAAGGGGAAAACATTTGTGGGCTACATGTGTGGTGGAACTTGCGGATTGTACCAGCGAAAATAAACCTATCGAAGGGGAACAGAGTTGACACCCTGTAACATAAAAGGTATCAGGGAGTTCCTAGAGAGGGGTCCATAGTGGTCCGTAAGTCATTTAAAAGGGAGGTAGCTGTAGCCTTACTTATCTGGTTGGTCTACATAGTAGAGGTAAAAGATGTCACTATCATTGAAGTCCTTGTATGGCCCATCTTTACGTTTGCTGCTGCTGCCTTTGGTATTGATGCTTATGGTAAGTTGCGGAGCAAGCCCTTTGAGCCTACTAACGGGCGGGGGACCGAACGTAGCAGCCAACACACAGGCAGGCAAGACCAACTCCCAGACGATTGGAACGACAAATAATATCTCACCTAGTGTGTCAGACTCTCATGTAGACAAGGTTGACCAAAGGGTAGTTACCACTAGGGTAGCCTCTGATAAGGTAGATGTCGTCACTGTCAATGAGACACCCCCTTGGTTAGTCATAGCCCTTGTCGTCTGGTCCATATTCCTCTGGCAATTACCTTCACCTAGTCAAATTGGTAACTGGTTCTCAAACTTATTTGGTCGTAGATAATAAAAAAGCGCAGGCATCCAACTAAGGACACCCACGCTCTCATTCATTAGCCCTCGTTACCTTAACTGGTAGCGGGGGTTTTTGTTATTTCATCAACCTGATTCTGCATGTCAATGAGGTCTTCCTGTAGATAAATGATGTCGTCCTGTATTTCCCCTACCTCTTCGACAGTAGCTGTAGCAAAATCTGTCAGCGCTTGATTAAGACCTACTTGCATACCAACAAACTTGTAGAAGGTATCTACTCGCCAGACTAAGTACAAGGTCACAAGAAGGTGTATGGCTAAAGCACCCCAGTATATTTCCATTAGCCCTCCTTCTGCTTCTTCAGCATAAGTAACTCTAGTCGTGTCGTGTACCAGATAGCCTTTCGGATGTCTTCGATCCCATTCTTGTATCGCCATCGGTGCATGTACTTAGCTATATTCCCACGGAGGTATCCAATGTATTCATCCTCTGACAAGAAGTCTTCGATATACTCAATACACTCAATCTTACCACCTGTGTTATAGTGCGATGGGCTGTTCACATTATCCATAAGGTTCCTTTCCTTCTTGTTCCTGCTTAAGATGTAGTTGTAGTATGAACCCAAACCCTAAAGCCCCTCTTTGAGAAAGGTCTTCACCCACATAGCTGTGATGTCTGACCTTACGATGTCTTCTACACCAAACTCAATGATGGGTACGGGTAGCAGGTACTTCTTAGCTAGATGGATAACCTTTGACAATCCATCAGCTTCCTTGAGGTCGCTCTGTTGAACATCCCCATTAAGCACAATAGTAGTGTTCTCACCTACCCTTGTCAACAACATCTTAAGTTCGTGGATGGTTATGTTTTGAGTCTCGTCTACGATAATAAAAGCATCGTCAAACGACCTCCCACGCATGAGTGCCAAAGGGGCCATTTCTATATTATTATTCTTGATGCCTGTTTCCACTGCACCCTTACCCAAGTGCTTCTCTAGTACGTCTAGGACAGGTAAGGCCCAAGGCATAGTCTTCTCTGTCAGGTCACCCTTAAGGAACCCAAGCTCCTTACCGACAGCTACATGGGGTCGTGTGATGACGATCTTGTCAATCTGTTTGGTGACATACAGGTCAGCAGCATATGTCGCTGTGATATACGTCTTACCTGTACCTGCTGGACCTAGTACAAACACCTGTCGAGAAGACTTTAGGGCTGCTAGGAACTCTCCCTGCTTCTCTGTGCGTGGGACTAGGCCAGATGTCTTAGCCTCTGACGCACCTTTGTAGGTAGTCTTACGGCGTGTCCTAGTCTGCTTCTTTGGTGGTCCATTGTCCATGCTGAGATGGCCTTTCTCTAAACCTTACTCTAGTTATTGGTCCTTCCCGCAGGACTCGAACCTGCAACCTACTGATTAGAAGTCAGTTGCTCTATCCAGTTGAGCTAGGGAAGGTAGTAGGAGTTACTTAAACGTCTTCTCCCCAGTTAAAACATTCGTACCTCTGTACATAGCGCCCTTGTGATTCTGCAAAGAGCATAGCACTCCCAATGTCCCGCTCGCAGTCTTCCAGTGAGGTAAAGATAAGTCTACTGCTGACAGCCATACAATTAGGTGGTCCGTCCATCATGCAGATCATTGCTAGTGCTGTGAACATGACAGCCTCCTTAGGTTACATAGGTGAGCAGTTTAGGCACATGCTCAGGTGTAATAAGTTAGGTCAAGTCAACGATCTCACAAGAACCTACGCAAGCAAAGGTCTGTGATCCTGATGTGTTATCTTCAACCTCATACCCAGACAGCTTAGACCAGTCGATGGACTTAGGCATGATAGCAAGAGCATCTTCATAAGTCTCTTTGTCGCAATCCTGATAAGGTGCCTGCTGGTATGTATGCTCACTAAAGGGCAAGAAAGACACACCTGACATCTCATCAAAGTGGTTGTAGACAAAAGCACCTACCTCGAACCACTCATCCTTCTTGACGTTAATTGTCACGGAGGGCTTGTGTTCGCACCAGTGACGTTGATAGGCCAGCCACATCTCAAGCTGTTCGATAGCAGTAAGATCAGATGTAACGACAGCCTTGTTAGGGGCTTTCACTGGGAAACTAAACACGACAGTCTGATCTGGCTTAAACACGTCAGGTTCATTAGGGATGCCTTGGTCCCGCATGAACTGTGTCAGAGGGTCTTTAACATCTCCACGAACAGTCCGGATATAGTAAGGACTATGGCGAGCATGGATACCAGAAGCACTATCAACCAACTGAGAGACGGTCCCAGAGGGTTTAACACAGGTAATAGCAGCACTAACAGGGATACCAAGACGTTCAGCCCACTCAGAATTAGTAGCAATAGCAATGGATTTAAGATGGTCAAGGGTTTTATCCAACCCTCTGTTCTTTGTCGTCATAAGAGGGTTATCCATAATACCAGTAATGGACACACCTAGCAGACGCTCTTCGTCAGTGTTCTTCTGCCAAATCTTACGCAAGTATGGGAACTTGGTGTGAGTAGACTGAATAGTACCAAGGATAGTGGCAAGACGAACCTTACGCTCCAAGCTCTCAATCGTGTCTGTTGCACGGACAACTACTTCTGTTAGATTCATTTATGTTCACTAGCAGTCGCAAGTTACTAGCGGTAGCGTGTTATAACCCAGTCAGCAAACTTTAGCAGTTCCTCTGGTGAGGCGTCTACCTTCATCATGTTTGCACGGTGAGAGACAACCATTACATTGCCTTTCACATAACCCTTGTTATTGTCGATACGATCTAAGGCAGGGCTGTTGGGATTACCACCAGAACGACCTTTGTGAACGACAAGACTAATACCCAGAACTGGGCAGTGGGTTGGGATGTGGATGTCAGAGAGTTCAAGATTAAACTCATGTCCACGTTCTTTAGCCCTAGATTGCGCCCTACGGAGCATCTTCTTTTCTGGGGCCTCAGACTTAACACGCTCGGAATTGCAAGTTGGGCAAAGCGTAACGGTCTTGCTGGTAATAGTAAACACATTGTCGCATGTCTTACTAGAACATTGGCGATTGGTTTCACCAACAAGATTACCTTCACGATTTCGCTTCATACTACATCTCCGTTCTCCTACATGTTTCCATGCAGATCAGACTATATCATCACCCTAAAGTTAATAGGGGCAAGGCACTTCCACTCGCTTGAGTGTATGGACATTATTGACTGTTCTAGTCTCTCGTCCTAGTCGTTGAACCTTCCACATCATCCCTGATGGGCTTGGCTGCTGATTACCATATGCTACGCACTTAGGCTTCCCAGCAATTCACCTTGTTTTACTTCTGCTATCTTCTTAACAGAACTGATAGGGGCGCAAGATTATCTCGCTACAGGGGTTGGTACCGAACTCATAGTTAGGGTCACGCCGACCATTCTTAGCTGCCTGCTTCTTTGATGCCTGACGGTTGAAGATACCACGCTCACCAGAGCCACTCTCTACCAGAGCCATCCACTCACGCATAAAGGACAGGCTGTCAGGCTTCTCAGTGTAGGACACAGAGTTGTTAGCCAATGCCCGCTGTGGATCGT